ACCGCCGCCCATAAGCTGGTCCCCCGGACGAAAATCCTGCTGGTGGTTCTTTATATCACGGCCCTCTTCACTGCCAAGAGCTTCCTGGCCTACGGCCTGATGGCCCTGGTGCTGGCGGTCTGCGTCCGCGTGTCCAAGGTGGGCCTGCGGGCCCTGGTGAAGGGCTTGAAGCCCGTGTTGTTCATCATCGTTTTCACGGGCGTTTTAAACCTGTTCTTCACTCCGGGAGAGGGAATTCTATGGGCCTGGGGCCCCCTGCACATCACCTCCTCGGGCCTCCGCAACGCGGCCTTCATGGTTCTGCGGATTATGCTCCTCATCATGGGGACGTTCCTCTTGACCTATACCACCAGCCCCATCAGCCTTACCGACGGCCTGGAGCGGCTTTTGAATGGCTTGAAGCGCTTCCATGTCCCGGTCCACGAGCTGACCATGATCATGTCCATCGCCCTGCGGTTCATCCCCACGCTGATTGAGGAGACGGACAAGATCATGTCCGCACAAAAGGCCCGGGGGGCGGACTTCGAGAGCGGGAACCTGATGGAAAAGGCCAAGGCCCTGGTGCCCATCCTGGTGCCCCTGTTCATCAGCGCCTTCCGCCGGGCGGACGAGCTTGCCACGGCCATGGAGTGCCGCTGCTACCACGGCGGCGAGGGCCGGACAAAGCTCCACGTTTTAAAGTACGGGCGCCGGGACTATACCGCCCTGGCCCTGGGCGTGCTGGTCCTGGCGGGAGTGATTGCCATGAGGGCCTTTGGACGGTAGAAAAGGGGGCGTGTTTGTGGAGAGGAAAAAGCGGGACTGGGGAAGCACCGCGGCGCTTCTCTGCGCGCTTTTGCTGGCGGTGAACCTCTGGCAGGGGAAGCGCCTGGAGAATCTGGAGCGGCGGATTTCCGAGGCGCAGTGGAATCTCTCGGCCGAAATCAAAGGACTGGAATCCTCCTTATATGCTCAGGCGCAGGAGAAGGACAAGCTGGTCCAAAACTGGAATTACACCTCCTCCACAAATATGGAGAAACGCTGTTTGGACCTCACGGTTTCCGTCGTATTAAAGGCGTGGCGGGAGGACACCGCCCGCGAGGCGCTGTGGGGGCGGGGCGGCCATTCTGGACCTCGGCGGCGAGTCCACCCGTCCCGGATACACCCAGATCAGCGTGCAGGAGGAAATCGACCGGGTCGTGCCGGTCATCGAGGCGGTCAAGGCCCGCTTTGATATCCCCGTCTCGGTGTACACCTATAAAAGCGGCGTCGCCGCGGCGGCGCTGACGCTCTCCAGCGTCTACGTGATATTGGCGAGGTGGTTACCTCATATCAAGCCCATACTAACGCTTTCTTTGACCAGCTGGTAAACAGGATAGCGTATACTCTTATATCTTCCCGGCTGTACCGCAACTCATGGGGCGCGTTTAAACGTGGCTTTATGGAACTTGGTGAGACAGTAGAGGAGGTCTTTGTAAACCTTGCCTCCGCGCATCAGTTTGACCCTGAGGTGGCCGAGACTGAGGTATATAAGCGTGAGCTCCCGGACGTGAGAGCGGCATTCCATACCATGAACTATCAGAAGTTCTATAAGGTGACAATCAGCCGGAGTGAGCTTCGCATGGCGTTCCTCACCTTTGACGGCCTCAATAATCTTATATCTAAGATTATTGAAACCCTCTACACTGCCGCGAACTATGACGAGTTCTTGATGATGAAGTATCTTATCGCGAAGAACGCGCTCTCGGGGCATATGGCGACCCGCACCATACCTGTCGCGACCCTGGAGAACGCCGACCAGATAGTTTCTTCTCTCCGCATGTTGTCCCAGGATGTGCAGTATATGAGCACTAATTATAACTACGCTGGTGTTAGCACCTACTCCGATATGTCTTCCCAGTACCTTATCCTTTCTAACGCCTTTAGCTCTATCATCGATGTAGGTTCTCTGGCCCGTGCTTATAACCTTGACAAGGCAGAGCTTTTGAGCAGGACAATCGGCGTTAATAACTTCCAATTTACCGCCCCCGAACTCAAGAGGCTTGCTAATCTTATATTTGATGACGGGTCCTTGGAGGTCTTTACTGAGGAGGAACAGACCGCGCTTTCCACAATCCAGGCCCTCCTTATTGATAAGGACTGGTTCATGATATTCGATAACGAGGACTTCATGGACGCTCAGAAGAACGCCCAGGGCCTTTACTTCAATCACTTCTACCATGTGTGGAAGACCTTTAGTTCTTCTCCGTTCAATACAGCGATTGTGCTGACAAGCGACCCGCAGACCGTCACAGCGGTGACTGTGGAACCGGCGCAGGGTACCGCGAAGAAGAACACCCAGACACAGTTCAGCGCTACTGTTACCGGCACGCCTATGGTAAATAAGGGTGTAACCTGGACTATAGATTCTAACGTGTCTAAGATTGACAACCGGGGTGTCGTTACCGTTTCCGGTAAGGAGAAAAAGGGAAGCCTGACTGTGACCGCTACAAGCGTAGCCGACCCCACAAAGACAGCGACCGCGATTCTTATTATTGAGTAAAAGGATGCTCTGAAAATATAGGTGTAGGCGGGTATATAATAAAATACCCGCCTATATCAATATCAGGTGGTGAATATATGTCAAAAACTGATCAGCCCCATGAGATAATACCTATAACACCCCAAGGATGGCTTTTCTTATATAAAGGCGTACCATGGAATAACTCTTATAAGAATCTCAGGAAATACCCCGGCGATGACCTTCGAAATAAAATGACATTCCCTGTAGTGTATCAGTATAATCATACAGCACCTATACGGCCGGGACAGCCCGTGCGCATTCCCTGTAATGTGGCCGACATATTTGATTGTAATTACGTCGCCTTTCAAAACACCAATTTTTCTGAGAAGTGGATATACGCATTTATTACAGCTATACGCTATGTGAATGTCAATATGTGTGAATTTGACTATGAAATCGACATATACCAAACATGGGAACACAGCTTTCAGTTTCAGCCTTGCTTTGTTGTTCGTGAACATGCCCTTCGTGATGAGCCTGGTGATAACCTCATGGAAGAAAACCTTGAACTGGGGGAATACACATTTAGCGAGGGTACTAATACTCGTATGTTTGTACAACTAAGTATGCTAATGAGTGCCACTGTGGACAAATTTGGCGTGGATACGGCAGGGGGAATGTATGCGGGTATTTATTCTGGACTGTATATGACAGAATTTGAGATTCCTGATGACCTAAATAAAGTTATAGATGACCTTGTAAGCGACTCAAAGGGAGACGCAATAGTTAGTATTACAATGTTTCCCACACGCTTTGTGCAGTCCCAGGGCGCGTCTAAAGCCCACACAGAAAATTTTGTTGTGCCTCGCCGAAATAGTGTCACCGATACTATTGACGGGTATCGTCCTAAAAACCGTAAGCTTTTAACATACCCATATAATTTTCTTTATTGCACGAACCTTGCGGGTGTTACCGCTAATTTTCAATATGAGTACTTTAAACAAGATGTCCCAGGGTGTAATTTTAATATTTCATGCGATATGTCACCTAACCCCACCGCAATGTGCGTACCTATAAATTATAAAGGCATTGAACAAAATTGGAACGAAAAGATAACAATGGACGGTTTCCCACAGTGCGCGTGGGCTACGGATACCTATAAGGCATGGCTTGCCCAGAATGGAAGCTCTACAGCTATTACCACAATGGGTAATGCTTTTTCGGGAGTAGCAAATTTACTTTCAGGTAACTTTGGGGGCGCTGTGGGCTCCGCCCTTTCAATCGCGCAGACCGTCGCGAAAGTCAAGGCCACAGAGGCATTACCTCCCCAGGGCCATGGAGCGGCAGGGAACTCCTCATTAATTGCCAATCAAGTAAAAGATTTTTGGTTTTACAGGTGTACAATTCGTGAAGAATATGCTAGAATAATAGATGAGTATTTCAGTATGTTTGGGTACGCGACTCATAGGGTAAAGAACCCAAACACCGGAGGACGAAACGCCTGGAATTACGTTGAAACAAAGAACGCTATTGTTAAAGGCGATGTACCCGACTACGCAGCCCGAAAAATGGAAGATATACTCAATAACGGCGTAACATTCTGGCATGTGAATGATATAGGTAATTACACGCTGGATAACCGTATTGTGACACCAGGTTAATAAAGGATGTGAACTAAATGCCAAGAAAATTTAACGGGCGTAAGCGCCGGGACTTTACAGAGTTTAAAAACTCCGCTGTCCTAAACGCCTCAACATACCGGCTTTGGCTCGACCGCCTTACAGACCTCGCTATATCTCGGTTCAAATGGGAGAATCTCCCGGATAGCGTCGATGAGCGGTTTCTGGAGCTCACGCTATTCTCTATGGGGTATGCCGTCTGGATGAGAGACCCTGTTCTGGGGGTTGACCTCGCCCTTACAGCGAGCCTAGAGGGTGAATTTGATGTGTATAATAACCCCATCTATAGGAGAGTCTATGCCGCTAATGGGTATAACGTCCCATGTAATAATATGGATTCAGTTATCATTTATAATAATTATATCCATACGGGGTTTGAAGACGCGACCGAGCTATACGCTATGCGGCTATCTCAAATCGACCGGGTTATTGACGTGAACATTAAAGCCCAAAGGACACCTGTTTTAATAGAAGGTACAGAAAATCAGCGGCTTACGCTTCTAAACCTCTATATGGAGTATGACGGCAATCAGCCCTTTATTATGGGGAACAAAGACGCTGGACTTGATACTATTTCCGCTATTAAAACAGACGCCCCTCTTGTCGCCCCTCAACTCATAAATATCAAACATGACTATTTTAACGAGTATCTTTCTATTCTCGGTATAGAGAATTCCAATCAGGATAAAAAGGAACGCATGGTAGCTGACGAGGTGGGCTCAAACTACGGAACAGTAGAAATGCAGCGGCGAACCGGCCTTAACGCTCGGCAACAGGCGGCGGACAAAATAAACGAAATGTTCGGCCTCAATATTTCCGTAAACTTCAACTCCGAGCTTCCCACCCTCGTAAACTCAGCGTTCGGCGGGGGAGACCTTTGGAGGGATAAGACCGGCCCCTCCCCGGATGATGTTACTATTGAGGAGGGTGAATAATGGCCCACTTTACAACCGAAATAAGAAGTATCGTTGAGGTTAATTCCTCAGAAGGGAGTATTGATGAGCGTATCGCTGAGGCCACTCCGAAAATATTCAACTTCCCCTTCCCTATCTGGAAGGAGGAAGACCGTCAGCCTCTTGAGGAACTTATACTCCAGCATTATTATATGCGGGAGATAGGATTTGAAACTGTCGGACAATGGAAGCTTCAGCTCCGTACAAAACTCCGTGAGATAATGCCCTACTATGTCGACCTCTGGAAGACAACTCAGAAGCAATATAATTACCTGCAGGATGTAGATATATGGGAG